GCAGTATTTCTTAGGAAGATTAAAATTGCTTCTTTATCCTCATCAACAATATCATCAATAGTAATATCTTTATCTAAAATTTTTCTTTTTAGTAATTCAGTAACAATTTGTGATGTTTGTATTAAATTGGGTGATGCTAATATATTTTCATCGGCTGCCGTTAAATAAGCAACTCTTAATGATTTTTTATTATTTGTATAATGAATACCTCTACTTGGTAATTCAACTACATCATAAGCAATTCTTGGGTCAATTCTTAATTCTTCCATATTGTAAGTTTACCATATAACTACAATAAAGTAAAGTTTTAATACAAAATAAAAAACCGGTAACCTATTAGACAGATTTACTAATTTGGTTACCGGCTTTGAAAATATAATTAAAATATTAGTATACTTGTATACAACGGTCCATTCTCAAGTTGCAAGTAATATTTGCAATATCATCTCTTGAATAGTCCAATTCACCAAAATCAAGGTTTGTAATGAATGTTCCTTGAAGAATCCATTTTTCAATTACAACTCCTGTTGGGTCTAACATTTCTAATTCAATGTCTTTTTTGTATCCTGCAGCATATCCCATACGACCTGTTACTGATTCTGCGTGTAAACGGAACCATTCCATAAGTGCTTGAGATGCTGAAGGACCAATTGGGTCTCTAAATGTAACTCTTATTTCATCCCACTCGAATCTACCTGCAACGTAAGTTGATGTATTCAAGAAAGGAATTTCTGTTGATTTGATTTTTGCCTTAGGTCTAGCCGCTGAACTAACAAACCACTCGTTAATTCCCAAAGATGATGGGAAACGAACAATAAATCTGTTCTGTCTTTTTGGTTCATACGGAACCGGCATTTTCATTAGTAAATCTGCCATTTTGTGTTAATTAATTTTTTATGTTATTTTACTTCTTATAAATATATCTTAAATAGAAAATAAATTAATTATTGGGTGCTACTTGAATTTATAAAATTTTTTTCGTAGTTTTTTACAAACCCAGTATAAAAAGCTCCAGTATTATTTAATATTTCTAATTTATTATAAAATATACTAATAAATATTAGAATATACCGGTTCCAGAATTCCGGGTGTTTTTTTAAATGTTCCACGTGGAACGTTCCACCGAAAGGTGTTTATATAAAAAAGGGTCCCAAATAGGACCCTTCTTATTTTATTTTCCTTTTAGATTAGATATTCTCAAATGAAGCACCTGTTGGTGTAATTACGAACTCTAAATCAATGAATTCTAAAGAACGAGTTGGTTTTACATAGATTTTACCTCTTAATGTATTTGCGTCGATATCTTCAGGGTCGTTAGAAACGGTAACCTTAAATTCGTACAAACCTCTTTCTTTCTTAATTGATTCAAGAATTGGATTCACCAATCTTAAGAACTCTTGTCTTACTTGCTCATCATTTTGTTCAAATAACAATCTAACCGCAACCGCTGAAATTAACTTTCTAGCTCTTAACAATAATCTTCTTACGTTAATTCTGTCTAATGCAGATTCTCTTACTTGTAAGGTTTTATTACCCCAAATAATTGTACCTGTATCAGAGAAAGTTGCAATTGGGTTAATTCTGTTCTTATATAATTCATCTCTTTCGTCAAGAGTTAATTTCTTTTTAGCTTTGATAGCATTTACCAAACCTCTTGAATAACCCGCAACTGCGAACCAAGGATAAGATACATTGTCAGTTAATGCGATGTTCTTTAATACTTCACCTGTTGGTGGAATATAAAGTTGTGTTGCGTTATCTGTGTCTCTTACTTGAATCCAAGGCCAATATGTTGCTGAGTAGTTAGAATCTATTGATAAATCATCCAAATATCCTGAAACAGTGTCAGCATCGTCAACGTTAGGTGCAGACATAATGTATAATGAATCTGCTCTTTCGTTTTCAATCATATCAATTGATTGACTTGTTAATGAACTATGGTCATACCAGTTAATACCAGGTGTCGCAAATACGTTAATATCTACAGCTTCAGGATTTGCAAATGTGTTAATACCATCTAAATAAGAGTAATAATCTGAATTACCTGTTGATGTACTGAATACACCACCATTAGTTGTATTACCAGATGTGTAAGTTGCTTTACCAAATATAAATTGGTCACCCAATGTTCTTGTACTTCTATAGATATCCCAACCATCAAATCCACCACAAACCGCAAATGTAAATTTACGATAACTGATATTTGCTAATTTATCTTTATTAGTTCCTTCTAAATCATATGGTGTTGTTTGATATGTAGTACCAGTAATTGATGAAGCGTTTGTTGATAAGTGGAAACCAGTTGTTGTACCTAAACTTAAAGTTCCTTTAAACTTGAACAAATCTGCGTCATGTTTAAATCCGTCTTGACTTGACAAACCTAAAGATACTTTTTTAACTTTATCTCCCGCAGATGTTATAGCTGAATATGAAGCACCCGCGTAAAGTGTTTCACCCGCATCAAAATAATTAGTTTTGTATATTACACCACCTAAAGTTGTTGAACCTGATAATGTTGCAGATGTAAATCCTTTGAAACCTGCAGGAAACGCATCGGATGGTGCATTATCTGTCATACTTAACATGATGAACTTAGAACGTAATTCATATTCACCATCTGAAGTACCCACTTTTCTTGCCACATATCCAGGTAAATCAGGGTTCATTGAACATCTTGTGAATTTCTCAAGTACTACTTGATTTTCGTCAGTATCATTAAAATCACGAACAATGATGTCAAACTCACCTGAATCTAAATTAATATTTTGAATAGTAATTTTAACTTGTGAATTTGATGCGTCACCGTCAGAAATTGTTATAACTTGGAATAAATCAGCCACTTGACCACCACGAACTTCAGAAACTACTGTTGGTGAAGCTGCAGTATCCCATTGAGTAAGGTAATTGTCACCTTCACTATGATATACAGGTGATAAACTTAAACCTGTAATATTTCCTTGTCTGTATGCAGAATCAACAAAATTAGGATAAACTTCATGAACATATATAGGATATTCACTTTTATCTTTATCAAATACACCTGTTCCCAATACTTTAGAAATGTATTTTGTTGAAGTTGGGTCTAATGAACATGTAAATGATTTTGCACCTCCTGTAGCACCTGTAACATTTATTGTGAATTCAGCAAATGGGTTTACTGTTACACCAGTACCTGATAAGGTAAAACCTGTGTTTCCAGTAACCTCAAGAACTAATTGTTGATTTCCATTATATGAACCTCTAGACCTTAAAGAAGCCACAACTACATTATTATATCCTGTTGAACCTATTGATTTAATACCAAATGTTTTAACGGGTTTATAACCTGTTTTTCCAAGAATTCTTGTTACGAATAATTGGTTTGATTCTTGTAAATAAGATTTTGCTACGTAAGGTAGTTCATATTTTGGATTATTTTCACCATCTTTTTCAGGTGATGTTGGACCAAAGTATGTTTTGAATTCGTCAAAATTACCAACAAGAATTGGTTCGAAAGCTGGACCTTTTAGAGTTTCACCAACGATACCCAATGTTGTTACTCCGACACTTTGAGCTACGAATGTTAAATCCTTCTCTGATGTATACACACCCGGAGAAACGAATACTCTGTTTGAATTTGCCATTGATTGTTGTTTGTTAAAATATTTTATTAGTTACTTTATAAATATCTTTGTTTTTAGCAAAGATTTCCGTACTTTTTTCAAAAAAGATAGTAAATTATCCTTTTTTATCTTTATTTATCCTTTAGTATGGAAACCAAAAATAAAAACGTAAAAATCAGTGAAAAACATCATGAGATGTTAAAACAACACTGTGAAAAAAACGGACTTAAAATTTATAAAGTTTTGGAGAAATTCATAGAAGACCTATGTAAACCAAAAAAGAAAGATTTATATGGAGAATGATTAATACAAATATGTCACACCAATTGTTGAACCGATTACCGGTGTACCCAATAAAGTGATTGTTTGTATTCCTGAAATATCAAATCCACTACCTTCTTCTTCGACAAGACCATTAATATCTAATGTTACAACACTGTTAATTGCATTCGCAGTTGTAAAGGTTAATGAAGAACCGTCATAAAGAAAATATTCAGTAGAAACTTGAATTAACTTACCATAATTGTCAATAATAACACTATTTCTACCTTTATAATATGTAATTACAATGTTACTACCTTCAGGTGGAGGTACAACGAATGTTATTTTTGATGTATATGCAATATGGTAAAAATCAACATCTTTTTGTTGTAAAAGACCGTTTATGGTCACACTAAACAATGTACCAATACTTTCACCAACACTAAATTGTGTTAACATACCGTCTCCGGTAAATGATGCAATAGTTAAATCAATAACCTTACTTACATATTTCTTTCTACCAGCACCCTCTTTTGCAAATTCGTTCATTAAAAAGAAACGACTTACAGCAGGTTTAACTTCAAATTCTTCAGAATCAATTAAAAACCCTAACATTGTGAAGGTATACTTTTGAGAATAGAATCTACGACCGTCAATATTTTCAATTGGGGTATTATCTTCGACTCTATCTAAAATTAATGGTATATAATGACCTTTAACTTCAGTATATGATTGTCTTGATGAAAAATGTTGTAAAACAATTTTACTAAATTTGTTAATATCTCTGAACTTGTTACATATTACATAAACTTCATATGTTATATCTACGGGTACGGGTTGTGGTATTTTATATACGTCCGCACCCATTTGTGTTCCATTCCATGTTGGGACAGAGTGGTAAAAGAACTGATGTCTATCAGGAATGGTTCTTTGAACTGATGGATTTGTACCCGGTTGAACATCGGGTTTTCTTACAATTGAGACAAATGGTACCTTAATATTATTATCCTCGTCTACAAATTCCCAATTATTTGAAAACTCCCCCCATCTTTGTATTGTCATTATTTTATCAATAATGGGTATTGTGGTACCTTCAGATGTAACTTTAAAAGTTTTTTTTACATAATCCAAAAATCCCCTATCCAAATCATCGTGTAATATGGAATCAGGTAAAAAAGTGTCAGATTTGGTTATTTTTTCTAATAACTCTTCTCTTCT